GCGTGAAATTTGCCAAGAAATTGGTTCAATTAAGTCTTCGTATAGTTCTTCACATCTACAATAAGGACATGAATGATCCCAATTTTCAATACATGTCGAATGAAATGTATGATTGCATTTCCATTTGCGAACAAATTCGCATGTATTTTCTTCGTCGTGACAAATAGCACAATAGTTCATATTTTCATCCATAATTTCATCCATAATTTCATCCATAGTTATATGTAGTCAGTAAATATAATACATAAATTCAATTTTATTATATTATGTAAGTATCTTGTATTTTACTAAAAAACATAAACATATTATATATAATAAAAACGCGATTAATAATGATATGTATATATTCTTAATAAATACGGTAATTAATAAATATAAAATAATCATAAATAAGACATCAAGACTAAAGGTAAATATTGAATTACGATTATATTTTTTTATATTACCATGAAAATAAAGTAAATAACAATATCCGGTTAAAAAACAATAGGAAAAGCCGGAATAATAGAAGATACGACCGTGTTCTTTTGTTTAGTAAAATAATAAAGTATTATAAATAGCGTACCGCCAAATAAAAACTGTAAAAAATATTTATAAATTTCATTCATATAAGTTATAAATATTTTTTATTTTAATCGCATGTAATATCTTCTAATACGCACCCAGTAGTAATTCCATAAATAGTATCGTCCATAGACCAACCGTTTATTTCAAGTGTGTCTTGATCTATGCAATAATCAGCGTCAGATTCATAATCTTCATCGTTTTCTTCATTATAATATAGTAGGCGATGTATTTCTTTTTTTTCATCTTCATCAAACTTATCTTCATCAATAATTTCTTCATAACGATCACATCCATCATCTAATTCTATACATGAACAACCATAATCATTTAAAATAATAGAGTCTAGATTTAATATTTCTTCTTTTTCTTTTTCATTTAATTCAATTTCAAAATCACCCCATCGAAAGTAAGTAGTTACTTCAAAACGAACTGATTTATCATTTTTTAATACATTATTCCATTGTTCAGTTTGATAAGTAGCTTTTTTATAATCAGCACTTAATTTATATATTCTAGATTCATCGTTTTGTGTAGTAGAAGTAGATTCCATATTTATTATACATATGTATTGGTATTAATATACTTCAATTTTATTTGAATGGGTAAAATATTTAAATACAGATTATTAAAAAGTGTATATGATAGAGGAACTATATCAAGTAGTATTTGTAAAGATACCAAGAATATTTTTAATATTTTCGATGATGTTTTTACCTATAACGATTGTAGGAAATATAAAGGAATATTTAGATAATAATAATGAAAGCCACGAAGAAGATCAATATTTGGAGTTAATAAATAAAATATTAGACAAAGGGGATATTACAGAATCACGTAATGGAATAGTGAAAAGTGTATTTGGTAATAAAATGGAATTTGATTTATCAAATAATACATTACCATTATTGACTACGAAAAGAGTAGCATATAAAACATGTATAAAAGAGTTGTTATGGTTTATTCGTGGGCAAACAAGTAATAAATTATTGAAAGAGCAAAATGTACATATATGGGATGAAAACGGAAGTCGTGAATTTTTGGATTCGCGTAATTTGAATTATAGAAACGTAGATGATTTGGGACCAATTTATGGTCATCAATGGAGACATTTTAATGCAGATTATTATACAAGTGATGCTGATTATACAAATAAGGGTGTAGATCAATTAATGTATATAATAAATGCATTAAAAGATCCAAAAGAGAAATATAGTAGAAGATTATTAATGTCCGCTTGGAATCCGTGTCAATTAGATGAAATGGCATTACCTCCTTGTCATGTATTGGCCCAATTTAATGTATCAGATGAAAACAAATTATCATGTGCATTATATCAACGTAGTGGTGATGTGGGATTAGGTGTTCCATTTAATATAGCATCATATAGTGTATTAACACATTTAATAGCACATTACACAGGGTTAAAGGCACATAAATTCGTATATTTTTTAGGAAATGCTCATATATATGAAGAACATATAGAACCATTAAAAGAACAGACACAAAGAAATCCCTATAAATTTCCATTAATAAAATTAACACCAGAAGTGCCGGAAAAAATAGAAGATTATGAATTAAATAACATAGAAGTAATAGATTATCAATGTCATTCTAAAATAGAGATGAAGATGAAAGCTTAAACAGTTTTTTCTTTACATCCTTCTGCACTATAACATCCAGCATTAAACGGTTTAGTTTGCATTATGTCCATATTCCAATATTTAGCCATAACATCACTCATGCGAGTATTTTTATCTTTATCTTGGAAACGGAAAGGGCATGTTAATATATTATTTTCGGTACATAATTGTCTTCCTTTATTACATCCAGATCCGCTACTTTCTAAAAAATCTATATCGAATACTTTATTGATAGCATCATAAATATCAGTATCGGATTTAGTATTATCCATAATACCATTTTGCTTAAAATAGGGACTGTTATCTGATTTACATCCAACAGTCGTAATATCATCAAGTTTAAGTTTTCCTTGATATAAACTATTAGCAAAATCAACTTCTTTAATACCTTCAAGTTCATAACCAGTATCACCACTAGTGGATCTTAAAATTAATACACGCATAGGAACACTTTGTTGTGCAATTTTATAATAAGAATCTTTCCATTGTTTAAAAGATAAAGTGCTACCAGGATCAAGTGCTTTCATGTGATCATAACTAGGTCTTAATAGATTATTATTGTATGGAAATTTGCCATGTTTTTTATAAAATAAACATTCATCATTTTTAAGTAAAAAGTCATTTCTATAAGAAGTGAAGTCTTTGTTATATTTATCTTTAATTTCATTTATTAAACTCATAGATGGCATATCAGGTTGTTCAAAAGGTATCCAATCATAATTATTTTCATCAGAACTTGCAATATTTGTAATAGATTCTAATTGATTTGTATTTTCGTCTTTTTGAATAGTAATAAGTGCGGAAAAAACAAAACAAAAAGTTACAGTAAAAATAAAAACAAGTAATAATTTAATAAATCCAACATTAGAAAAAGGTAAAAAGGCAACAAGAATAGAAATTAAAAAAATGTATAGTATAATAATATTTTTAACATTTTCAAACCATCTATAGTTGTGTAAATCAAAATAATAATTATCCGCTAAAGTATAAAGTATGCATATTAAAACAAAAATAATAAATAAATTATCCATATTGTGTAGAGTATAATAAGATTCTAATAATTTATTATTATTATTATATATATTTGCAAAAAACATAGTACTAAGTTTCATAACTATAATATATATATAAATTATTTTATAATTAATAAAATATTAAACTTATTAATTATAGACGGTTATGCCATTTATATTTATTAAATAATTTAGAATAAGGATGATTAGTCTTATTAATTATAGACGGTTATGCCATTTATATTTATTAAATAATTTAGAATAAGGATGATTAGTCTTATCCATATTAGTTTTAATAATACCTCCTGGCGAATTAATGGTGTCAATAGATATATGTTTGACAGATGCGGAATAATTAGGAACTAATCTTTTTCTATATTGTTTTAAAGGTCTAGGTCTAAATGGTGTTGCATACTCATCTATTGTTTTATTATTTAAATGTGATATACTATTAACAGGAATTAATGAATAAGATTTATCTTTAAATGATGAATTATTAGAATGACTATGTCTAACTAAATTGTTAGAATACGTGAAATTAAGGAAAGTCGGCATTATATATAGATAAATAATATAAATTTATAATTAATAGTAATTATCAATTAGTTGCGTTTAATTATTGATTTTTTTTTTTGAAAAAAAAATAATATTTTTAAATTGTATAATGAGCGGCCAAACCCCAGCAGCATCAAATCCCTTTTCAGGACAATTCGCACCACCCCAAGTAAAAGATCAACAAGGAACCGATGAATTTACAGTTCCTTTGAATAATTTCAATTCATCAGCACAAGTTGTTGGTGAAACCACATTAGACGGCCAACAACGTCTATTTATGCCAGGAAGACTTAGAAAATACATTCCTACATTGTATAAACAATGTTGGTTAAATGCCCGTGCCATTCTTAGTGTAAATGGTTTCGAACAAGTTGATGGTTCAAAAACACAAAATGCTGATGGATCAGAAGATGATAATACTAGTACAACAAGTGATATCAGAACATCAGTATTAAGCAATAAAGGATCTGATAACTATGTAGCAACAACAGTTGCTTTAAGATTAGACCAAGAAGATGGAACAGAAAGTTCTGAATCTGGTATGACCAAAAACGTTATCAGTGTTGGACCTAACCCTGATGGATCAGCAAGAACACTTACATGTGATCCTTCAGCAAGATTCATGGTAAATGGTGGTGAATATTACAACCAATACGTATTTACAGAAGTAGGAGGTATGATTCAATACGTTCAAGGTTTAGCTACAGGTGAAGCTCTTACAAACTTACAAGCAATTGCAGGTTTAGAAGATGTGACAACAGTATATTATGTAGTTAGTTTTGAAGGTTTCTTTTTAAACACATCAGAAACAGCATCAACCGCACAAGTTCAAGATTTAAACCCTGAAGCTGAAGCTGAAAATTAAACAGACTATAAAAATATTTAAATAATTTTATTAATTTTACAATTCTAATAAAATTATTTAATTTTTCAAGTTATATATATTTTATGATTCTGTATCATCATTAGTTTTAGCTTCAGCAGGTGGATTAATATCAGATTCTGCATCTGGGGTAGATTCTGCATCTGGTGTAGATTTGGCTTCAGTATTCGATTTAGATTCGGATTCAGTATTCGATTTAGATTCGGATTCAGCTTGGGCTTCAGCCATTACATCTTGTTTATCTATAGGAGAACTAAATGTGTATGTAGTACCATCATTGTTCCAACCAGTAGAAGAAGGAAATTTACCAGTATCTTGTCCATTAGATAATATAGTACTAGCTAAAGTTTGGTTTTGAATATTTAGTGAAGTTCCTCCCAAATCAGAAGGATTAACATTTTCAAAGTGTCCGCTATAGTTTAATACAAACCATAATCCATTAAATTCACTCCATACAAGATCAATATATTCATTACTGTGTGGGGTTGCCATAAGATATAAATTAGCACGCATATTTTCGTGAGGAACTAAGAAAGCACCTTGACCGTCTTCTGCAAAAGATTTAATAGCAATAATACCCTTATTAGGCATAGCATTAATAATTTTGTGAAATCCATTTTTAATAACTCTATTATTTCCGGCAACTGGAAGTTCAAATAGACCAGGACTTCGCATAGAACCTTCAATTATAGGATTTAAAAATGTAACTAGACATTCTGTAGAAATAGATTCTCTTACATCGACTAATATTTCATTTTCTTTATCTTTTATAGTTTCTTCAATATCTGAAATTCGATCTTCTACTTGTTGGGATAATCTTGCTACTGCAGTAGATTCTAGATCTTTACGATATGTAGAAACTCCTAACAAATGATTATATTGATTATAACTAGAAAATCTTGTATTTTTACACTTATCCATTTATAGTATAAGCAGAAAAAATCAAAAGTAAAAAAACTAAATTATGTTAAAAATTAAAATTAAATAGTGTTATAATTTATATGTATAGTTTAACAAACAAAAAAGGACTATTAACAGAAAAGATATTATATATAAATAGTATTGATCGTGATGTAAATAAATGGCCAAAAGCAAACAATTTCGAAATTCAATTACCTGAAACATATAAAAATGTAGTTCGAATAGAGTTAATGACTAGTCAATTTTACTTATATCTTCATACTTTTACACAAGAGAATCAAAATACAGCATTTATTTTTAAAGTACCTAGATATACTGATCAACCAATTATGTGTGTAATATCAGAAGGAACATATAATGTGGAAGAAATGGCGCACGCAATTGAAAAAGGATTAAATGAAGCAACCACTAAATTATTATTACAAGAAGGATTTTTTAAAGAGGCAACAAACAGTTATGTATCATTTGAAGTAAAAGTAGGTCCATCAAAAAAATTAGAAATACATAACCGTGATGATCCGTTTGAATTTTATTTCGAAGAGCAAGTAGGTTATAAAGTAGATTGTAAGAATCCAGATACAATGTGGTTTTATCCAAATGATTGGGGATTAGGTTATTATTTAGGTTTTGAAAAGAAGAATTATGGAAGTGTATATGATACATTTACAACCAGACAAATATTACGTGCTCCAAATATATTATTTTTAGATAATGAAAAGTATATACATATGGAAATCGATAAATATAATAATACGGATGAATTAGTACCTTATAGTACAGCTACTAGTAATTTATATGATAACGATTATGGTGGAAAAGTGAATAAATCATTTGCATTAATTAAAATATACAATAATTACTTAATAACGAGTGATAATCACTGGGATTCAGATCCTGTATTAAAATTAAATACACCGGAATCAATAAGTAAATTAAAATTTAAATTTAGACATCATAATGGACGTTTAGTAAATTTTGAAAATCAGCCATTTAGTTTTCAATTAAAATTTAAAATGTTTGTATAAAAATACGTAGTATATATATATGGAAGATCCAAAAAATATTTTTGATTTAAAAACATTAAAAATACAAAACGAAAATAATGGAAATAAATATTACATTATACCTGAAGGTACAAAAATATATCGTGGTGGGTTTCCAGCAGATATGCATCGTAATGCTTTTTTTGGATTTGATCCAGATCATGTAAAGCAATATGGAAGTGTAACAGAATATACAATTAAAGACGAGTTAAACGTACTTGCAATTATGGAAATGGATAACACTAGTAATTTTTATAATGAAAACAAAGAAAACACAGAAATACAAGATGCATTAAACGAATCGTATTCATATACTTCTAATACCGAAAAAAGAATTAGAGATTCTATACCTGCTTATGATTATGCTGTTGTAAATCATATATGTGATAAAACAAATTATCATGGTTACGCAATGCATGATGGTTATGAAACAGATGCTGGAGGAACATTTCACGCGGAACTAGTAATATGTAATTGTTATGATAAAGTAGAACAAGGAGTAAAAGGAGAACAAGCAGTACCAAAATTACAAAGAAAAAAAAGACCAGTAGAACTAGAACAAACAAATTTTTATGTTGTAGAACAAGAAAATAAGTCACCAGATTCTTCACCATTAGGGAAATTACCGTTTTATTCACCATTAGGAGATGGTAACAAACAAGAAATAGTAGGAACACGTTTAACAGAAACACCTGATACACCCAAAGGATTTATACCTTTTGATTTATCTTCACCTGATTCTAATTCACCATTAAAAACAGAATTAGATAAAGATAAAAATGGTATTAGAAGTATGTTATTTGGTTCTCCACGACAAGATCCTGACAATTTAAGAATTAAATATACTTTCGAAGGAATGCCCGATCCTACTGCAAGAAACTTAAAATTAGGTGGAGGAAAACGTAAAACAAAACGTCGTAATAGAAAAACAAAAAGTAAAACAAAGCGTCGCAATAGAAAAACAAAAAATAAATCAAAACGTCGTCGTAATAGACGATCAAGAAAAATAAAACATTAATATAATGGAATTTGAAAACAAAATTATATTAATGTTTATAACATTTGCCTTGGATATATTAATATTAAATTCGTTATCAAGAAAAATGAAAACATTTGATTTATATTATGCATCATCGATATTAATAATTCACGGAATATTTATAAATGCGTTGTTTTTATGTAGTCAAAAAATATTAGATATATTGCATTATTCGATATTTATTTATATAGCATTTTCTCCTTTTCTCTCCAATAAATATTTGATAGGTGCAAATTTATTATTAGTATTTCTAATTCAGTTGCTTTGGATAGTGAAAGGTTGTTGTATATTGAATAATCCGGAAAATCCAATACGTTTTGGTTTTGGATTTGAAATTTCCATATTTACATTAATTTATACGATTATTTTAGCAAACAAGTTGCCAAAATTTCGCATAAAAAATATTAATAAAAAAAAATTGAAAATAAAAAAACGTACAAGGAAATTAATAATTTAAACATTCTTTCATTTTATATTTATGTAATTTATCAATTAATATTTCTACGTCTTCTCTAGACGGTGTATCAGGACATTTTTTTTTTGCATTATAATGCATATAATTATGAATAATTTTATAATTATCATAAGTTAATTTTCTATCTGGTTTTATCCCGGTAAATATAAAAATTATATATTCTAAATATCTCCAAAAGTTTATATTATCTAATATATAGTTATTATATTCGGATATAACACAATATTTTTCTAAACCGTTTAAATGATGAATTTCATGATGATCATGAGAGCATAATATTCCAGTATTTTGTATAATTTTAAGTATAATATTTTTTTCACAATCTCGCATATGAGAGTATTTATGCAAAATATTGGATATTGATGAAAATATAAAAAATGATATAAATATGTACTTATATTTAAATAAAAATTTTGGATATAATAGATACATAATTAAAATAAAAATAATAGAAGCAGGTAATGAATATGTTGCACTTTCCATATTGCTATAAGCTAATATACTTCTAGGGAAATAGTGATGTAATTCATTATCTTTAGATATAGAAGATAAAATAGGTATATTTATACAATATGATAAGTAAGTATCTTCAAACCAATGGAATGTTCCAGTAATTATATCAGCAATAATAAATCCTATAATAATTTCTAAATATATATTCATATATTCATATATTATTATTAATAAAAAAAAATTGAAAATCAAAAAACGTACAAGGAAAAGAAACAGAACTATTGAACATGCAAGCTCCCGAAATATATTTGAAACGATTTCACAATTATTTGGAACGAAATAATATGCAAAAAAATCCATACCAAGAGGAAGGGTTAATCTGGTGTATTGAACGCGAGTTGAATTCAGAATCACTGGCAGTAAGTGAGAATGAACAAAGAGAATACAAGAAGGGTGGAATAGTTGCGTATGAAATGGGTTTAGGAAAAACCATATTAATGCTAGGTTTATTTGCAAGTAACTTTGTGAGAAATACGTTGATAGTTGTCCCTCTTCCACTTCTAACTCAGTGGAAAAATGAAATCAAGAGGACACTAGGACATGATGTATTAGTATATCACGGTCAAAGTAAAAAAAATATCACAAAGGAAATGTTGAAAGAAGCTGCATTAGTATTAACAACCTATGGTGCATTACGTCCAACTTCAAAAGATAACCTTTACTCGCTTCATTGGAATCGAATTATTTATGATGAAGCACATCATATGAGAAATAATTCATCTAAGAAATACTTTTATGGAAAATTACTAAGAAGTGATTCAAAATGGTTACTTAGTGGAACACCGATTCAAAATCGTATAAATGATTTATATTCATTATTAAATGTAATAGGTTATAAGAAAATATCGATAAATTATGATGTATTTAGACAAATACGTAATCATCATATTTTGCGAAAAAAGAAATCCGATGTAGGAATTTATTTGCCAGAAATACACTATAAAAACGTAGAAGTAGATTGGAAGAACGAGTTAGAAAAATCGGTTTCAGAAAAAATACATGGTTTAGTAGAAGATAAATTAAAACCAGAAGATATTCAATGGTTAGGCGTAATAGGAGATACAAAATTAGTTCAAATGATACGTGCAAGACAAGTATGTGTATGTCCTCGATTATTATCTAATAAACTAAAACCGATATATGGAAAATCGAGTGATAACTATAAAACCATCGAAAATAGTACAAGTAAAATAGATAGTGTAGTAAATTTGATAAAAGAAAGAAATAACAACAACAAAAAAATAATATTTTGCACATTTCATAAAGAGATGGATATTTTAAAAGAAAAACTAAATGAAATAAATATAACAGATATAGGAATATATACTGGAAAATTAAATGTAAAGATGCGCGAAGAAATAATAAAAAGCGAACCGGAAATATTAATCATGCAAATTCAAGCCGGATGTGAAGGTTTGAATTTGCAACAATACAATGAGGTATATATTGTAAGCCCTCATTGGAATCCATGCATAGAAGATCAAGCAGTCGGACGATGTTATCGAATGGGACAAAAAAAGGAAACATTTATATTTAACTTTAATATGAATTCGACGGAGAGCACAAATTCGATGGATAATTATGTTAAAGATATACAGAAAAACAAAAGAGAACTACAAGAAGAAATATTAGTTTAATTAAGAATAAATTAATTCGTTTTTTTTTCATATTAGATAATCCGTATTTATAGTATATGTATTCTAGATTAAAAAAAATGTCAATGGATAATGCAATTGAAAGTTCATCATCGAATGCATTAGTGGTTCATGAAATAAAATCAACACAACCACCTGAATCAAAGCCAATGCCAATAAATATAAATGTAAATAACCATACTAGAAAATTTGATTGGATTATATATAAATATACAATTAAACAGTTAAATATAAATGCTGAATACAAAGCTCTTCGTCATTTTAATAAATACGCAAGACCTGGAAGTAGTACCCATGTAAAATATTTAAGAAATTTATATGGAATTATGCCTTATTTTAATGAAAAGGTGTATATGGAATATACAAATTTAAACCCGAATATCACATTGGAACAATTATATATTTATTTTAGATCGGAAGGTTATAAAAGGTTTCCTTTAAACGAGAAATATGATAAATTATTTTATAATATTGAATCTGTGTTTGATGTAGATACATATTATGAGTGTTATAGAGATGAAATAGATAATTATTTATATTCAGATGATAATTATGATGCAAATAGTGATGATTGGGAAACAGGATCTCAAATATCTTCAATTACATCTATGTCGAATGTATCAACAATGTCAATTGCAACTATTCAGACACGAAATAGTATGTTATCAGGATTAATAAGTAATGCAAATAATCATAGAAGAGGTATTATAGAATCACACGAGGATCGTGAAATGCAAACAATACAAAATCAATATAATGATTGGAAAGAAAATTTATATAATTGGTATGATATACCTGATACATTAAATAAAAAAGTTTATAAATTTTACAAAGAACACAAAGAAACACACACATTGAATAATAAATATTTTATGTTAAAATATAAAATAACAGAACCATTATTTGATTTGAGTCTATATTGTAAAATAAATAATATTAATTATAATAAAACAAATATCAATGAAATAGATAATACATATTTATTATTTTCAAAAAATAAAAAACTAGATGATAATTATTATAAAGCATATTATAATATACCGGAAGATCTAGATTTCAAAACATTTATAAAACGATATGATGTATATTTTGAAGATAAACAAGAATATTTGCAAAAATTAGATCAAGAACAAAAAAATTATATATATATGGTATTTGATAAGCTTAGAAAATCAAATGATTTTTGTTATTTTGATAGTTATTACTATAGAATTTTGCATAATATACCAGATGATTTTAATTATAATATATATATCTCTTGTTATCCAGAATTGAAAGAAAAAATTAAAAAAATAAATCTGAAAAATGTGAATATATATACTAGAATTTCAAAAGAAGAAAAACATATATATGAAAATATAGAAAAATATACTACAGAATTTACATTAGGTGATACTTATTATAGATTATTATACAATATACCGTTAGAATTTGATTATTTTTTATTTATAAATACTTATCCTGAATTAATAGAAATAAATAATTTAAAAGATGAATCTATTATAAACGAATTATCAGATTTTGTAAGAGATAGTATTTTATTAGATGATAAAAAAATATTATATAAATATTATAATTTAAACAGAAATAAATACGCATTAAATGAATATTATTTTAAAAAATATTATTACAAGTTATATAATATACCAGTTAATATTAATGAAAATGTCTTTATTGATATGTATATTGATTTAAAAACAAATATCTTAAGTATAGAATTAGACAATAATAAAAATAATTATTATAGATTATATTATAATTTTATAGCTAGTAAATTAGATGAAGTTGGATTAAATAATCTTTATTACGAAGCTCTAGATAAATATTATAGATTAAAATATAATATACCTGATGACTTTGAATGTGATTTATATTTAAAAACATATCCCGAGCATCTTGAAAACATAAAATCTACAAATAATAAATATGAATTTAATAAACAAATTTATGAGAAAGTAGATTTAAATAATATGCCATTAGAAGATAAATACTATCGTTTAAAATATAATATACCTGATTTATTAGATCCTATAGTTTATGTAAAGCGATATCCAGATATTAAAGATGAATTAATAAATTTGCAAGATAATACATTAGAATATAATAAAAAGGTATATGAATTATGTGAAACGTTATTAAATTACTTTAAATTAGATGATAAATATTTCATGATAAAATATAATATTTCATTTTTATTTCATTTAGATTCTATAAATATCTTTAAAGATAAATATAATATAAAATATGAAAAAGAATATAATAATAATTATTATGGATTTGGTGAAGAAGGACAATATAAAATAGATTTATTGAGGGATGATTATTTAAAAATATTATTTAATTTACCTGATGAATTTAACTGGTATGATTATTACAATAGTAATAAAATAGATATAGATAATTCTTCTATTGATATTGAATTGAATGAAAATGATATTAATAAAATAAAATCATATTGTTATTTTTCAACTAAAAATACTAAAATATTAGATTATATAAGTAATTATAAAATTGATAAAAAAAAGTATTATAATATTGATTCATCATTTGATTATTTAATATATAGTGAAAAATTTCCATATTTTTATATGAATACTAGAATAAATGTAACACCTGATTTTGTTTATATGTTTTATAATAATAAAATAACTTTGGAAAATATATATAATTTATTTAAAAATAATATACAACATCCAAATATTCAAATTTTGGAAATAAATGAATTTATGATTAAAAATGAAGAAAAATATATTGAAAATTATGAGTATTTAATAAGTTCAAAAATATTTACAAAACATTATAAAGATTTTTTTGTATTAAAAGATTATTTAAATAATATAGAAAAATATACAGATAATAAATTTAATAAAGACGATATTGTGCTGTTAATAAATACAGAACGTTTTTTAGGTAAGCATTCGTTTTTTAATTTATATAAGACATTAAATTATAATGTATTATTAAGTAATTTTGAAAAAAGAAAAATTACATTTTCAGAAGAAGTTAGTGACTTAAGTATTGCATATGTATATCAAAGTTTTAATAATTGCGAATTTGATATTGTTAATTTTATTTATTCTATTCAGTATATTCCTAGTAATATAAAGGTATATATTTTAACAAATCACAATTTATTTGATAATATAATAGGTAATAATATAATAAAAATAAATTACTCGAAGAAAAATAAATTATTATTACCAAATAATATTGATGAAGAACATGTATTTATTTGGAATTCAAATTACATTATGGAAAGCCATCATATTTTTCTGAAAAAAGATATAATTAGTGATATTCTAGTGTCTAATACAATTCCTGAATATATAAATGTAGGAATATTAAGAAAAAATGATATTAATAACATTATAAATATTGATAATACTACTGACTTGATTAAATTTAGGAAACATAACAAATATAATTTTTTAATTAAATAATTTAATAATAAAAATTTTGCGTATTTTTTTTTATTATTAAATAGTATAATGAGCGGAAACGATCAGCTTACACAAGGACAACTACTAGAAGTTAAAAAAATCTTGAATGACTTAGTAAAAGAACAACTTATTGAAAAAAATGAATTTGATGTTCAAGAAATTCACAAATTGTTATCTACATTCAACATGCATGAATTAGAAAAAGAATTAGCATTATGTACAAAAAAAACCTTTTTGGATGTAACTTTGTTATTGGGAAGAACATTACTTAATACCGATGTAAATTTGGTAGGATTAGCTAAATCACAAGAAAATACTGAAAGAAATAGTGAACAACAAGCAACAACAAATGTATTTTATAGTTTGATGGATGACGACCGAGAAGCTGAACAACTATATGGTGCAGCTACCAAAGATATGGGTAGTCTTAATGCATTTGAAGCTCTCAATGCCATGTCTTTTGGTTGGGTTAATGGTCTAGCACCAGGTACCGCGGTTAATGCCGCAACAGCAAGAGCACTAGGTAACGGTGCTGATACCGCAGGCTGGTCTGCAGTAAGAGATATTAGTATTGTAACAGGCAATACTACAAATGACCTTCAATTACCTCTTAGAGGTCATGAAGCACGTTCTGCATATTTAGTTGGATTATGGACAAAACATTCAGATGCTGATAACGCACCTGTTATTATTTTCGGATCAGGAGCACACAAAATTAGAGTATCACAATCTGTTGATGATGCAGCTAATGTTAATAATTACAATTTCTGTAATACTTATTGTGAAGTTGCTGCACCAGATAGAATTAAAGAATATTATCTTTGGAATCAAGATGCTGAAGGTAAAAATCATTTTGTTTCAATGTTGGGTGCATTAGTCGCATATGAAATGGTAGAAAGTGATCAAATTACTAGATCTAAATTATTAGGAGGTGAAGAAGCATTAAATATTAACAAAATTAAATCATTATCATCAAATGATGGAGGTTTTACCAGTGCTCAACTTAAACAAATATTTTCTGAAGGTACAGAAACATCAAGAACTTCAAGTGTTCAACAACTTAATAATGTAAAAGGATTAGGATTTAATAAGGTAGATGAAGATTTAGGTATTACATTTAAATCTAGTGCTCAAGATACTATTCTTACTATTGCCGATGGTGCAACTCAAACAACTGCAAATGGTGTAGTAACTACTGCATTAGCTACTGGAGCTACTGGAGCGTTCGCAACAGCCGATGTCAGCAGAATCCAGATTTCTACTACCACACCTGGATTAAGAGAAATATTGAAATCCGATTTTGGTAATGATTTCTTAGAAAAAGTGGCCTGGGATTCA